GAATTGAGGGCGTCGATGACAAGCTGGTCCATACGGCGACCAATCGCATCACCGACAACCTTCACCAGTTCGCGGCGTTCGTCAAAGTTGACTTTCGCCTGATGGAAGATGTCGCTGTATTCAGCCGCGATGTAATCGGACATCGTGGCGGAAACCTGCGAGTAGGTCACATTGAGCGGGGTAACGTCAGTCTGCGGAACGCGGACAGTCGCAACACCTTTCCCGATTTTCGGGAACTTAACGACAGAACCTTCGACATTCATTCGTTCACGGGTCACGCCGGCAAGCGCGCGGGACGCCTGATAAGCCTGCTTGACTTCCGCATCGAACAACTGAACGAAGGCATTGGAAATGCCAACGGCCATTTCTGTTCTCCTTCATAAAAAAGTTACTACGGGTTAAGCGCCAAACAGGTATCCATAACGGGCTGCGGCTTGCACGGTTTTGCGCCTCATGCCAAGGCGGTTCAAATGGGCCATTTCTGGGTATCCATTTGGGGAACTATAATATAAAACATAATCTGTTGTAAATATGCAACAGTGTGATTTTTATGCAACACACAAACAAAAGGCCCCGGACAAACCGGGGCCTCTTTTCGTATTCGGAATGGCCTTGTTACATGGGGGAGTAGTCTTGGCTCCCGTAAACCTTCTCAAACATTTTTTCGACCTTGGCTCGATATGCTGGGTCGCTTACATATTCCGGCTTGCCAACCATGGCATTAAGCTCCTCCTTTGATGGCATACCCTCAACAGGGCCAACATCAATAGGCACTGCCTGATCTCCATAATAGCTGCGAATTTTCTGCAAGGCGCGAAGTCCCTGTGCTGTGCCGCCCATGATCTTGAACTCGTCAAAATCATCCTGGCCCCAAACGCCTTTTCGCACTAAGCCTTGCGCCCAATCCGTCATGGATTTGATGGTTGAATCCGCATTCGGCCCAAGTTTTTTGTATTCCTCCTTGTAGGAAATCTGGGCCTGCTCCGCCTCTCGACCAGCCAGCCCAATAAATTTTTCTGCCAATTCATTGAATGCGGCTTGGCTTACGCCGTTTTGCTTGGCCCACGTTTTGTAAACGTCAAAAAGCTCATCATCCTCTGGGATATTAGCCTCTTGAAAAATCTTGGTGTCGTATTCCTCCGGCACTTTATGCTCGCCACGCGAAAACTTCTTTTGAAGTTCGTTGTAGGATTTGACCAAATTCTCAAGATCAGGCCCATCGTTCTCATTCCAAAATTTTTCTGGATACCAATCGGGCCGCTCAAACTCTACTTCCTCATCAGCATCAGCCACCATGGTTTGTGCCACAGACGGCTGGGTATCTTCCTCTCGATGCGGGATTGAAGTCTCCTCCGGCGCCACCTCTTGGGACTGCGCCTCGGCGCTATCAAGCAGACCGCCAGTTTGCTCCTCGTCACTCATGCCCTTCTCGCTTTCCTAATGTGCCGCTCAATATCGCGGACAAGTGAGTTTTGCCCCTCACGCGCATATCCATGCGAAGCATCTTCGCCAGGATACCATGTGGGCTGCTCAATCGTCAGTGATCGCAAATGCTCTAGCAGTTTTTGCCCGTCATCACTGCCGAATACACGCAAGTACAAAAGATCAATATCGTTTGGTTCCTGCCGTGCATCTTCTATGGATTGCGGCTCAAAGTGCCGCAGCCCATTCCAACCTTCAGCGTCGATCAATTATGCCATTCCTTGTTCCATGCCCGGTTGTTGAGGCGCCTGCCCTTGCTGCGCCTGCATCTGCATTTGTGCCATCTGCGCTGCCGCCTGCACGGCCTGGGCGCGCTCCTCCATAGAGGTGCGGAGTTCCGCAGGCACACCCAGCTTGTCGGCTATGTAATCAGAGATGGCGCTAGTGTTGACCGTCAACTGACCTTCCGGCCCAAGAGCGGAGGCAATCTGCACCCATTGGGTAATCTTCTCGATGTCGCCCATGTTTTGCGCCTGGGCAATCGGGGAAACAGGGCTAACCTTGATCTGCAATCCGTTGACCTTCAAGGGAAGCTCGATCATGCCGCGCTCGTCCATGACGGCCAGAACGCGCGAAACCAGCGGGATCATGGTTTCCGTAATCAGGCGCCCAAAGGCAGAACCAAGATTTTGGGCTAGTTCTTTCATGCGCTCTGCAATTTCCGTCGCGGAGCGGGCTGACATATTGTCGGGCGGCAGCGTGTCATCCAGCATGATCTTCTTGATGTTCATACGAAGATCGTTGATGACGATCTGGCTGACGTTAAAATCGCCAGATCGCGGCAGCATACGCAGGCTTTCGCCTTGCGGGCCACCATTGCGCGCAACCGGGATGATTGCGCCCGGCACGATCCTAATGGTCTGCGGATTTAGCACACCGTCATCAGCCGCAGTGTAAACGCCAGCAATAGAGAGCGATGCGTTTTTCAGCAGCATCTCAAGGGTTTTGTTCAAAGTCTTGATATCTGGAATGGCGGTAACGAGGGGGCCGCGACCATAGACTTCGCCAGCGACCTTCATATAACGCGCGACAATCCAGGGAGATGACTTCATGCGCCGAGTCAGAAGGTGCGATTTGCCTTCCGGCCAAATGACATGATATTCGTAATCACCACGGCTTGGGTCAAGGACCGTCGCCTCGATCAACTCGATTTCCTCAGTTGGCTTTTGCTCGATCATTGCAGCAAGGCGGGTCGGTATTTCCGCATCAATCCAGTGCTGCTTAATGGGACGGTAAACATTATCAACCTTGCCGTGCGCGCCTTCTTCAATGGCGACTAGATATTGCGGCACGGCAGTGAAACGGATTGGTGTCACATCATCGCCGGGCTGGATCAACATAACGGCGGTGCCGACCGCCAAGTCCATAAGAAATTCGCCCATTGCCAAATCAAAATTGGTTTGGCGAAGAACCGCAAACATCTTTTCTGCGTATAAGTCTAATGCGGCCTGCGCCTCCTGGCGACGGTCAGGAGGAATTTCCGGCCCCGGCTCAAGGCGGCAGAACCGGCCATGCGGAGGGAACAGACCAGATTGGATGCGATTAGCGAAGCGTTGCGTAGAGCTAATTGCAGTTGAGTCAAAAACCCGAGCCATTTTGTTCTGGCCCGGCGAACCGCCGCCCTCATAGTAACCGTCATAGAGGTTTCTCTGCGGAAGGGCAAACTCATAACAATCCTCATAAATCTGGCGCCAATTATCCTTGCGGCGTTGTGCCAGTTCATGGCGCTTCATAATTTGTTCGACGGTAAGCATCAGCTAGTCCTTCGCTGTATTACGGTTGCTAATGCTTTTGGCCTTAGCCTTGGCATCTGCCTTAGAGGATGCGCCCCACGCGCGCAGGGAAAGGAGCAGGCGCGTGGGGCGCCCCTTCTCGTCGCGCTCCGGGCCGGGCATGTTCCCCATTCGCGCCAAGAAGGATGCACGGCGGGGGTTGTCGCCTGACTTCACAGGTGGCTTCAAGTCCATGCCCTGGTTGCGCGCAGAAGCCCGCCCCTTGGCGTTCAAGCCACCCTCGGGGTTCTTGCCTTCCTTGCGCTGCCACGCTGGAGATTTAGCCACGGGCGGCCCTCATATTGTCAATCAGATTGGGGTACGGGCGACCAGCCTTTTGAGCGGCGCGCATAGCCGAACGCTTTTCGGCAGGCGTCAACGATTTGGGCTTGCCCAAATCCTTTGGCCGTTTCTTTTCCCAAACTGGTTTTTTCATTTCATATCTTTCGGCTTCGGCTTCCCAGCCTTACGCATAGCAATCGCCACAGCTTGCTTCATCGGGCGACCTTCCTTCATCAGCATCTTGATGTTCGAGCCAATAGATTTGTCTGATTTACCCTCTTTCATGGGCATATCATTTTTCCTTCTTTTTAAGCATTTTGGTTTTCATGCTGACTTCAGAAACACGGCCACCATACTGCTTGGCATATTCCTTCGCCGCAGCCATACCGGATTTGGTATAGGCGAACATGCGAGTTTTACCGTCCTGCGTCACAACCTTTGGCATCACCCAACTCCAAGCGTGGTTTGCTCGCCGGTATCTGCGGTCCCGCCCCTGGCGCCACTCAACAGGGAACGCTGCTGGATGCCGCGCACACGGCGTTTAGCAGCCGCCCGCTTTTGCTCCCCGGTCGCCGCAGTCGAAACGGGTGCGCCAAGGGAGGCTTCAGACGCCATACTGGCCACATTAGCGAATACACCGCCGGCATTCCGGCCAGCCGCGCCCAAGAATCCCGGCAGGCCCGCAAAAGCGTCAGCGGCAGTTATTTTAGATGGCGTCCCATCCGCCCGCCTCATCTGCGTTTGCTTAAGAATGCCACCCATCACCCAACTCCAAGCGTGGTTTGCTCGCCGGTATCTGCGGTCCCGCCCCTGGCGCCACTCAACAGAGAACGCTGCTGGATGCCGCGCGCACGGCGTTTGGCAGCCGCCCGCTTTTGCTCCTCGGTCGCCGCAGTCGAAACGGGTTCCGGTTCCGGCGGAGGAGGAGGAGGTGCTGGGGTTGATCCGCCGCCGCCAAAAACACCACCCATTTAACCTACTCCCAATGTAGTCTGGATGCCGGTCTGAGCATCTGGACGAGTTTCAGAAAGCAGCATACGCATGCCGCCGGTTTGACGCGCCCGCTGGCGGGCCGCAATTTGCGCCTTCTTGCTGCGCTCCTCCTCCGCAAGACGAGCCTCCTGCCGCGCCTGAGCGGCAGCGATTGCGGGATCGGGCGCCGGA